GAAGATTGATTTCGCAGAAGTATACGCTTCCTAAAGACATTCCGGTGAATGATTTATGGCTGTCCGCTTTACCGGCACCTTTGTAGTAAACGCGTTTTATTCCTTTCATCGTCTCGATTTCCAGATGATCTCCAAAATCATCATGCTTCATTCTGGAAATTCCGTTAAAAATATGAAGCAGTCCGAAGCCGTCACAGTCCATTACCAGCTTAAAAGCTTGTTCTTGGTTATATGCTAAAACCATATGGTTTAGGTCCGGGGTGTTCCAAAGATACCAAGCAAAGCGGGAAACGCTGACGGTTGTTTTTCCTGACCGTGGCGTCCCCTCATTAACTTCTAAGCAATGGGAATAAGGAGCGTTTAAAATCTTCTGTTGCTTTTGCCCCCACACTATTTCTTTACTCAACTTTGAACCCTCCAGCTGCTTTCGCTATGGCCTCAAAGAGGGAAGTGTCAGACTGTTTCTGCGCGTCTTTCGTAAATTTATCAATAACGATGCCCAGCGATGTAGCAATGCTCTGAATACTGGCCCGTTGAAGTTTATCAGAGTTTTGAAGCTCAGAAAGATAAAGGGAAATAATGCTGCACACATCATCTTTTTTCTTGTCCATAAACTCAAGAATATCAGCGGTATTCTGCTCTTTTTTTTGTTCCGCTTTTTTCACGGTTTCCGGATCGCTGATCACTACTCTTTTAACTGTATCAAAAGATACTTTGTGTTTTCTTGCAACTTGCGAATAATTCCCACATTCCGCATAATCCGCAATGATCTTTTTCTTTTCTCTATCGGTTAAATGTTTCGCCATACCACCACCACAATTTCAGGATAAATAGAAAGACCGCAAAGCCGTTAGGCCTGCGGTCCTTAGGAAAGTAGGTCAATGAACCTTGTACACTTTTCTATGATCTTATTATATCCTATGTTTTTGAAAAAATCGTCCGCGTTTTTTCCGCGAATTAATAATCAATTATTCCGTACATAGAAATAGTAAACTGATAAAGCGCCTCATCTTTATCGCTATATACTTTTGTCCTTTCAATGTGATATTTTTCCATCAGCCTTTCCACGTGTCCGTCGTGGCGGTCTATGTAAAACTCTGTGAGAAAGTCTTTTTGTACCTCAGTTATTCCGTCTAACCCTTTCTCGATGAGTGCGACAATCCGCCGGGTCGCGGAGTAGGCCAGGGATAAGCGCTTAGTTTTCACAATATTATCAATCCAACGATCTTCAGTTTTACTCCCGCCGCCTTTCACTGGATCAGAATCAGCAGTACAAGCCTTGATAGATTCCTGTTCTAATCGCAAAGTTAAAATCTGATCCCGAAGATTATTTAAAGATGCTTTGCGCTTCATGTAGCATCTAAGATCGTTTTCAGCTTCTTTTTTCCAGTTCAATTTTTCAACCTCCTGACAGTCTTTTTGTCGCACTTCTCCGGCGGACAGCCTCTAGGCTTACCGGTATCATAGCAATATAGGCAGTAGCGTTGCTGCCCGGAACCCTCAAAAGTTAGAGGTCTGTTATAGATACACCCCTTGCAACTTTTTCTATTTCCGCTTTGTGGCCAGCCCAATGTCCTGAGCCTCCTTGCAGTAGAAGTCGTCTTGTTTGTTAGTATGCCAGAAAATAGAGTCTCCTGTCACATCGCATTCGATATGGGAGAAAGGGCACTCTTTCTTATGCCTATGTACGCAGTCCTTGCAAGTGGTGTGCGGTTTGGGCGGGTCTTTGCTTGCCACCAGAACGGAACAAAGCAAGAAGCCTAACGGTGCGCCTAAAAAATAACCTAAAAGTAATAATTGCCAGCCTGCCATATCAATTTTCCTTTCTTTCGCCGTAGCTGCAAAACGCATCTGGTTCATATCCATTAAACAACCCACAAGTTAGATGATTGCAATACGTACCACCTGTATTGTCCATTGTAAACCATTTACAATCCTTACACCTAACTACGGGTACAGCGTCTGTATTTCGATGAAGTTCCTCCACCGCCTGATCTCTTTCACGCTTTAGTTCTTTGTTTTCGGCTTCCAATCTTAAACATTTTAAAAATTCATTTTTAAGTGTTATGTCAGTTTCCTTTTTTGTCATATTGGCAAAATTATATTTAAATAGCAGCTTTTCAATAGCATTGGCGGCATCATCAAAAAGGCTGATCCCATTATATAAAGTTCCTCTATGCCGCAGTTTTTCAACTAATTCCTTATACATAGCTAATCCTCCTGAACCTGTTCAACTAAGGTCTGCCACATGTCTTCATTCCGGGTGGCGGCATTGTGTAGCCAACGCACTCATAAATTGGGTATCTGGCTCTTCTGCTTTCTCCGCATCGTAAACAACTCCCGTATTCGCAGCGTAAGCAGTTGTCTGTCCCGCGCCATCTGCAATAACTGCACACGCATTCATCACAAGGGTTTGGGATCACCCGGCTCACATTTTTTTTCATAACTAATCCTCCTCAGGCGGTTCTGGAAGCGGGTTGCGGTAAATTTTTGTGCCGATTATAGGTTTCGCGTGAAAGCACCCTATCGGCATTGAAAAAACCGCATCGATGTTGTCATCGTCCCACACCTGCAAAAGTGCCCAAACTTTTTTCTCAGCCAGCCATACCGGCTGACCATTCATTTTTCGGAGTTCTTTTATTGTCAGCGGCTCATTCGGTTGTGTGAGGGTGGGCAATGTCTGTGCATACTCCAGAACGGATTCCACACCGAATAGGAAATGAGGGTCAGCATTTTTCTCATCGTAATGTTCGCTCCCGCGTCTGAGTGGATATTGCAAGAGTTCGTCTAAATCAATCAGTCTCTTCATCTTTCAGCGCCTCCTTTGGCGTGAATCCATTGCAACTGATAAGCCAAACAGGGTCGAAATTTACCGGCCAGAAGAACCACCCATTCTTTATGCCGTGAAGTTCAGCTTTGATGTTGAGCTTTTGTGCGTTCTTTTTGTTCTCGTTTTCAAAATAATCAAACATACCTGTTTTATTACCTGGGTATCGACAACAACTATGCGCATCTCCAGGGATATTTCCCCTATATTTGCATTTGTAACAATCAATCATCTTTCAGCGCCTCCAATCTCTTTATAAGTGTATCCGCAGCATTATCCGTTAACGGTTTTCCGCACACTGGGCAAAACTCAGCATTTGTCCAAACTACTTCGTCTCCAACAACAACCGAAAAACCACAGTCGTCTAAAAGAGAGCACTCCCAATTTTCTGGCTTTTTTCCTTCGTTGTTGCACCAAGAACAGCCTTTCCACACTTTCTCAACCTGTTCCCGACTAACGGGGTATAGAGCGGCAATAGCAATATCAAGAGCTTCATGCAATTCGATATCTGACTTCCTGCCTTCAATGGTTGTTATAGGGATTAACAAATCCCACCATGCACCATTTTCAAGAACTTCAATCGCTTTTTCCCTTGTCATTGCTTAGTCCTCCCTTTTCGTCGAGGCTTGAATACTCGCTTCAATTACCGCGTGTTTGATAACATTCTGAATCTCTCTCCACGCCGAAGCATAACCATCTTGAAAGCCTTGTTGATATTCTGCGCGTAGTTCTGACACATAATCCGTTACTTCGACCTTTGCCATAGCTAATCCTCCAAGTCAAGTTTTGATCCACATACAGGGCAGTAGTAATAAGATTCTATAAATTTTTCATATGCTTCATCTGATTGGATATCCGTGCATGAACCACATACTGAACACTTAATTACAGAACACTTTATCCACTTCCCATGCTTCACCTCTGCTACGTCTGCGGTGGGAAGATAATTGATAAAATTTGATGTATAACAGTTATTACATTTATTTGCTTCATAGTCATGTCCGCAATTCTCTCGACAGAGAACATTTAGCGCAAATTCCCTTTCTATGTACTCAGACATCGTCAATCCTCCTCGTCAAAGCTGTCTAAAGGAATAGAGATTTCATCTTCGTCGGTATCGTCAACAGCAACAAAGACATATCCAATTACAGGTACAACTAATTGGGAACAATCCAGTTCTTCACCAGTACATTGAAAAAAGCTGTCGCAATCAATCTCTGTAATCTTAAAGTATCTCGCCATAGTCAATCCTCCTGTTCCAAGCGAATCTTTAATCTGTGTGTTTTCTTGAATTTTTGTACTTCTACTAAATCCTCACAATCGTGAAGAATCATCATTTGTTCCAACATGATTTGAACGTCCGCGATCTCTTCGGCAATAGCTTCACGGTTATCTTTGCCCCTGGCGTGCTTACAAAGCTCCTTTTGCAGTTCTGACATTTCCTCAAAAACCATAAGTGTTTGAGCTTCAGCACCCCATTTATTCAGAGCTTCGCGATAAATCCCACGTGGTTTTAATTCAGTCATGATTTGCCTCCTTATCCTCTGCATCGAAAAACTGGTCATAAGTTTTTATGCTCACTGCCTTTGTCCTCCCTTCACCGGTTTGCTTCAAAAAATGCCCTTGCGAAGCCAGGCGGCGTGATTGCCCTGCGTTCCTGACGGGTATAGATTCCGTAAAACTCCGGATAAATTTCTTTGCTGTGAAGCATGGAAAATTTCTTCATTCCTTCCGGCTTTGCTTCGACAAAGGCCTTCGGAGCATTAAAGTTACCCCACAGCGCAGTCCGCTTTTGATAGCTGTGCCCAAACTGCCAGGGGTCAAAGGTGTAATCAGGTTCACCGAGCCAGCGCCTCAGCAGTCCGTTTGCCGGATTTTCTATCGCCCAGAACCTGGGCCGGCACGTAAGTATAATCCTGCAGCACGCAGAGCACACCTCCAGCCCCGCTTTGAAATTATGCGTATAGTTTCCTTTTCCGTGAAAATGCTTTGCGATTGAAAATTCATCGCACGGCGTGGCAGCCAGAATCCCATAAACATTTTCAAACGGCGGCGCATAGGTGCATACATCATATTCCGGCAGAGTGATCAGCCTCACATCATATCCGGCCTCTTTGTACGGCTTTGACCAGGAGCCCGTGCCGCCGCATAAGTCCAGAATAATTTTGTCCCTGTTTTCCGCTGCTGGCTCCGTGTCAGTGCTTGGTTTAATCATTGCTTTTGTCCTCCGTTCCCGCCTGTTTGCGGCGGGG